CCTCTTTTTTTTACTTAACAAGGATGACAGTAGCTTTAGATTTTAGTACTCAAGTAGCTGGTCAAACCCTATCTTTTTCTATTAATGTAGACGGACAGGGTCTTATGCTTGCGAAATATGTCTTAACTGCAGAGAATATAGGGATTCAACCGAGACCTTATGAATTTATTATTCCTCCAAATTCCTTAGTTAAAGTACAAGCTACGCAATCTAATAGCGTTGGTTCAATAGGAGTCACTCTAGTGGGTTTTCGATTATGAAGAAATCCGAAATACCGTGGGAAGCAGTCGCTAGGATTCTTGCCCCCACGCTTGCTCCCATAGTACTAGCGGTTGCATGGATTTTCTTAGCTAGAACAAATAAAACGGTAGATTGGTTATCTAATGTATTTGCTTTATCTGAGTTAGTGCCCGGTGTTGATTTAAATATTCCTTCGGGTGTTGTATTAGGTTCCTTTTATAATTCTGCAAAAGAAATCGAAGAAGTAGTTAACCAAGTGGTAACTGCCGCTAAGGAATTAGAAAAACCAGTAAAAGAAACCGTAAAAGATGTTCTCGTTCCAGATATTCTAGAGGAAACTGAAGTTCAAAAACGTAAACCCGGAGAGAGTTGGATTGACTTTTTTGAAAGACGTTTAAAGGAAACGGGATTATTTGTATGACTGACGAAACTTTTTACATAATTTGGTTATTTTCGTTCTTTTTATATTTTGCGATTTATACATTATGGATTCCGCTAAAAACTCAGATGCGTATTGAAAAATGGTTAAGGTCAGAAGAAAGTGATGATACTCTTCTCTTATCTTTAGATGTCATAACTACACGCATACGAGAACAGATGTTAATCGATTTCGAGGAATTTATGCTCCCGCAAGCAAGAGAGAATTTGCAGAAGTTTTGGGCGGGAGCAATGGGAAATGTGGCTAAAGAAATGAAAAATTCTGAGGAAGGTTCGCAATTGTCGATGCTTCATAATATGACTAAAGAATTAGATTCGCAACCGTGGTATATTCAGATGGCAGCCAGTCGGTTACTGCCGATGTTGGGACGGTCGGCGACTAGTGCCGCCGACAATCCCATATCGGACGCAGTGGGACGCATGGGATTGCGCAAATAACCCACTTACAACGCACTTTAACGCTCCAAACTCCCACTCTTGACCCATAACCCTACCTAAGCTCCTCCATTAATCTTACGACCGCAATTAGAGCAGGTCGCCGATACACGGCCCCAGTTCACGTTATAACATTCACACAACATTATTCAACCTCAATATCGATGTAAGCATGATTAGGATGTGTGCGTTCAACAAATTCTTTAGAGAAATTAGAATTAGGATGATGTCGTATCAAGTGTTTAAGCAACCAAATAGAAGGCCCGTCTTTTGTAATACGAAAATGTTTCTCAATACCATTCTCTCTACAATGTTTACAGTAATGGAGTTTCATGATTCAAATCCTAATTTTTTAGCTAATGCATTTAATTTCTTCAATGCCTTTTTCTCGTTCTTGTTCACGCTTCCTCCCAACGCAGACCCTCACTTGATTTCCATACCCAATAATAGATACCTTCTTTCGGCCAGTGAGAAGCAGATTGAAAGTCCTTGAGTAGGTAGAAGGATGAGGTAGAATAGGATTCCTTAATCTTTACTTCTTTATCACCTATTAGCTTGCCGTCCTTTTCATCTGCTAAGCGGCAAGTTATCTTTACACCTTCTTTTATACCCCCGTCTGTCTCGATGTTAACTTTATCTACACGGTCAACAGTGACAAGGGTCGTATCATCTTCCTTCACTACAAGGTAAGAATCACGCTTCTTCAATGGTGAAGAAACGTCAGGCTTTTTACTAAAGTCTTTTATCTCGCTCATAATATCTTATGGCAAAACAGCTATTTAACTAATGCGAAAGGGAAAAGAGTTATATAATGGATTAAAGTATAATCGGTTATGCCCGTAGGAGTCTATCGTAGAAAAAACAAAAGGGGCAACTGGATGTATTTCCGCGATGGTAAACTTATTAAAAAGTCCTCATACTTGGCTTCAAAGTCTCGCTCAAAGGGAACTACGAAAGGCCGAGTACGGAAAACCGCCCGACGGGCATACAAGAACCCCAAAAAGAATAACAGGAGCAGATACATGAAAAGAATACCACACCCCTCGATAACGGGATTAACCAGTTTAGCAGTAATCGGAAGCTGGCTTAACAGTAAGTCAGGATGGACCGCAACGTCACCCGGTAAAGAATCAGTCAGTAATTGGTTATTGAAAGGAGACATACAAAAGGCAACCAGTCGTTTCGCAGAGAATTTAAAGAGTACATTAACCAATTCATCCGGACGTAAAGCCTTAGTTACATCGGCTCTAGTCGCAACGGGTGGGGCAGTAGCACGGAAATGGTTCCCTAATACCAAAATTGGAACAGATAGATTCTATCTAAAACTATAAGGAAATAAAAAAATGTCAGTAACAACGATACAGAGAACATTCGACAGCACTCCGACCGATAAGGCCTACTTTTCGATGACGGATAACATGCTCAGTTCGAGCCTAGGCAATATACAAGTGCCGCAAGGTTCCACTTCCATCCGCAGAGTGGATTGTGCCTTTGATACAACTAATGCAAAAGGGTACCAAGTAGTTTGCAGACTTCTGGGGTCAAATATGAGCGAACAAAACTTTACCATTATGGGAATAGCTGGAGATACCGCAGACGCAGCAGCAGCTGTTGGATTCCAGTCTATCCCCGTTGACTTCGATATAACGGGAGTTAACAACATTGACCTTCAGATAGCAGTGCAATTTGCGGCTGGAGGGTCGGCATCCGCAAGTTCTGGGTCTGTAACTCTTTACTTCGAGTAAGCCTTGCATGGCTAAGACGAAGATAGGCAGTAATGCCCAGTTTACTTCACTAGGCAGTTTACAGATTGCTAAGGAATGTGCGTTTGCTTATGGAGAGAGCGTAACTATAGCAGATACTAACGAACATGAATTACTGAGATTTCAGACAGGTAAATATGTGCTAAAAGGATATGTTACTTTTTTTCGTCAATCGTGGGAGGCTAATGACATTAGATGGTATATCACATTTAACGGGCTTAAGGTTCTAAATTGGATTGGAGGAACTAATCCGCCTATGGGGGATTGGAGACCGTTAATTATTCCTCCGTTAACAGATGTTGTATTTTATGCAGATAAACAAGAACATAGCTCTTCAAGTATAGTAGGCGCTAACTTCACTGGCTACCTTAAACAATGAGCCTTGCGCCCTCTAAATCAGTATCAAGAGTCCAGGAGGGAAATATTTATGGGTGGAGTGGACAGCAGGATTTACAGTCTTCCGCCATAACCTTATTAGATTACAACAACCCCTCTTTTTTTTACTTAACAAGGATGACAGTAGCTTTAGATTTTAGTACTCAAGTAGCTGGTCAAACCCTATCTTTTTCTATTAATGTAGACGGACAGGGTCTTATGCTTGCGAAATATGTCTTAACTGCAGAGAATATAGGGA